CATTGCAGTTGCTGAGTCTTTGTTGACCACGCAAAAGGTGTATGTTATGATTCCTGCTTCACTTGAGAAGAACTACCGTGAAGAACTTCAGAAATGTGGTGATCCAATTTATGCTGTTGAGAACTTTTGGACATTGAAACCTATATCGGATGAAGTCCGTGCAGAAGGTAAGAAACTTGGAATTTCAGACAAGTTCATGGACAAACACAGTCGTATTTACACAACCACTTCTGGAAACGAACCCAACTTTGAGAGTCTATCTACTCAAGACAAGAAGTTGATTCGTGAACAAATCAAAGACATTCTTGAGCAGCGATTTACGTTTATTCGATACACAGGTCTGACCCGAAACTCAATTGCAGAGTATACTGCTGAAGGAATGTATGATGATTCAGTTGTGATTATTGATGAAGCACATAACTTGATTTCACGTGTCATCAATGAGTCTGAGATTACTGCTAAGTTATATACTGCAATCTACAACGCAAAACGATGTAAAGTGGTTGCTTTATCTGGAACTCCTGTAATTAATTCACCCAATGAAATTGCGTATATGATGAATCTATTACGTGGACCTATTGAACGAATCACGATGCCCTTCAAAACCATTCCAACATGGGACGAAGAACGAATTACAAAAGCGTTCCGTGCGATTCCTGAAGTAGATACAATTGAGTTCAATGCAGTCAAGAAGTTCGTGATGGTCACACGAAACCCACCTCAGTTTAGATCTACTTATAACGGTGAAGGAGACCGCGTTGCAGTTCAATACATGAAGGATTTACCCTTTATTCCTCAACCATCGGATTGGGTTGCATCCATCAAACAAAAAGTAGAAACGGATGTAGGTGGAGGTGAAATTGCTGTGGACCGTGTGACAGTAGAACAACTTCAATGTCTTCCAACAGACTATGAAGAGTTTGCAAACTTGTTCTTGGATGGATTGAATATCAAAAATCCAATGATGTTTCGCCGTCGTATTCAAGGATTGGTTTCGTATTTCAAAGGTGCCGATGAACGTTTGCTTCCACGAAGGATTGACATGGAAAAAACATTACAAAAAGTGGAGATGTCCAGTTCTCAGTTCAATCGTTATTTGGAAGTGCGTTGGATGGAAATGAAGATTGATTCACGAAGAGGACGTTCCAAGATGAATGAAGACTTAAGTACGTTTCGTGTTCCAACTAGGTTAGTCTGCGATTATGCATTGCCTCCTGAATTAGCTATGAAGGAAATCTCAGGCGATACTCCATCTGAAAACAAGAAACCTGAGAAGGAAGCAGGAGATGTGGTCATACAAAAACTCAAAACAAATCCTGAGAAATACCTTTCTGAAAAAGGACTGGAAACCTACAGTCCTAAAATGCTTGCCATCTTAAAAAACATAAAAGCGTCCTTAGGCAGTAATCAGTTTATTTACTCTCAATATCGTGCATTGGAAGGTTTGGGTATTCTATCTGCTGTATTGGATGTATCCGGTTGGCAACCCTATAAAATTATTAAACAAGCCAATCAATGGGTGGAAGATCCTGAACTGCTTGATGACCGTCCAGCGTATACCTTTTACACTGGCGAGGAAAACGAAGAAGAGCGTGATTTAACTCGTCAAATTTTCAATGGAGTGTATTCCAAGAACTTTCCAGCTTCATTGAAGGAGAGTGTAGCAAGACGACCCAAAAAGATTCTTCAATTACTGATGGCCTCTTCCTCAGGCGCAGAAGGTATTACGTTGAACAATGTGAGACACGTTCACATTATGGAACCTCATTGGACTCCTTCACGACATGACCAAGTTATTGGACGTGCGATTCGTATTTGTTCTCACGCTACTTTGCCATTGGAAGACCGAACTGTCAAGGTGAATTTTTACATCTCAGTGTTTTCAGACGATCAAAAGAAGACGCAAGATGGTCCAAATATCACACCTATACGACGCAATGATATGGTGATGAAACGGTATGAAGGGGAACCTGTAGAAACCTTCATGTCTACAGATGAATACCTTTACGAAACTGCTTTCGAAAAGGAACGCATCGGTCAGCGGATTGCATTGTTGTTAAAAGAGTCGGCCATTGATTGTGAAATTCATCGTAAACTCCACGCGAAGGAAAAACCAGTTGTTTCGTGTATGCGTTTTGATTCATCTACGACTGGAGAAGACTTGGCATTTCGTCCGAATATCAAGAATGAAGAATTGGATGCAACAGTTCTTCGTAATACCTCCAAAAAACACCGACGTCTTCAAAAGATTCTAGTGAAAGGAATCTCGTTGTTACTGGATCCTGAATCAAAAGAGTTGTTTGATGGTCCTGCGTGGGATGACAATCAGCGTTTATTGCGAATGGGTGAGTTGATTTCACCTACTTCGATTCGATTTCTGACTTAACATCTTCCAACCATGAAGCACATACTTCGTCCCATGTTTTGAATGGAAAATTTAGAGCAGATGTTTTCATCTCGGGGAGGCATGCAATTGCAGAAGTCATTGAATCCGCAACTTGTTTGTAGTCAAACGTTGGAGCCCAAAGTCCAAGAGGCATGGCTCCTGAAAAATAAGTACGGTCTGTTGGTGGAATAAATGTACAGACTTTCTCATCCATGAATGAACGATACGTTCCAATGTCTGTAACAATCTGAGGAGCACCAGTATACAAGTGTTCAATTTGACAAAGACCAAATCCTTCTCCATCCGATAAATTAATTCCTAAATCAGCTGCATTGTAAATTTCATTGATTGCAGTATCTGGAAGCGCAGTCTTTGATGTATCGACTAACATTAAACGCTTGATGTAGTCTTCTTTATTCAATCCTTGACGGGTTAACTCAGTTTGGTAGATACGTCCTGCATCGTAATACGAACCATGTTGAGGATTCAATCCTGTAACAATCATCATATAATAAGGTTTTGTTGGATTTCTACGAAGGAGATCAACAAATCCCATAATCGCAAGGTCATGTCGTTTGCGTTGAGTATTGCGATTTGCATTCACAATTAACACGGAGTCTGAATCTAGTCCCATAGACTTACGAATCATAGTTCTTGCAGAAGGGTCCATCTTTGTAAACAATGTCTTGTCAACTGCATTTTCCAAAACACGAATGTCTGGAAATGAACCATACTTTGTATAGACATCTGCCCAGTGTTGTGTGAAGCAATAAATACGGTCTGCATTCTTGTTCATTGTCTCAATCAAAGGAGGAGCAATACCTTCATAGACTTGGTCAACATATAACCATAACTTATAAGAGGACTCACCCTTCTTGAACTTCATTGCTTCAATAAATCGATGAATAATGAGTGGATCATTGTAAATCATTACTACATCTGGATTAACCATCTCTAGATACTCATGAATTTTATTGAATCCAAATCCTTCTTCCTTTGGGTCTTCATTTGCTGCTGCATCATATCCAATGATTCCAGATGGAACTTTACGTAGATTGCTAGCGGATGGATGACGTTGAAATCCAAAATGATAGGTTTTTACTTTGGGAGCAAGGGTTGAAAGTTGCTTGAGAAGATTAAATACAACCTTTGAGTATCCAGTGGTCTGATCGACATGTGTGCTTACTAGAACGAACCTCATTATGTAGTAGACTCTTTTCCCCTATAAATGACAAATATGCAAGTCAACTCTGCACAAGATTATCTGACGAATCAGAAACGACGTATCATTGCTAAATCTCTTTTGTCTTCGCCTCCTCCTCAGAAGCGAAGAACCAATGGTCAATACATTGGAGTCCTTGCAAATAAGTCTGAACGATACACTCGTTTTGTAGGTGGAATTGGTATCAATACAGTAGGACCCGCTACACTTGGAGCAACCTATTCATCTTCATGCTGTGTTCCTTCCAATTCTGCATCCACGAGATATCTGGTCTAAACCATTCTAAGTAGATACTAATAATGCCAGGTGGTCTTCTCCAACTTGTTGCTATAGGAGCACAGAATGAACTTGTCAATGGAAGTCCATCCATGACCCATTTCAGAGCAGTATATCGTCGTCATACTAACTTTGCAATGGAGTCTATTCGAATGACCTTTGGGAGTTCAAATTTAGAGTTTTCTCCAACGTCTACTCGAACCATTTCATGTCGTATTGATCGCTATGCGCAGATGCTTCATGATACCTATCTTGTACTGACACTTCCTGATATTTGGTCACCTCTTTCTTATCTTGGATTGAATATCAGACCTCCTACAGGATACGATCAACGATCAAATTCAATTGGATATGAATTCAAGTGGATTGAAAACATTGGATACAACTTGATTGATTCTGTTGAAATCACTGCAAATGGACAAAGTCTTCAACGACTCAGTGGTGAATGGTTGAAATTTTACTCGTATTTGACACACGATGCGAATAAGCGAGCAATCGTAGATCAGATGATTGGAAACGTTCCTGAACTGAACAATCCTGGAAATGCATACGGAAGACTTGGACAATATCCACATGCAGTTGCTCCATTGAATCAACCTGGTGGAATCCCTAACACTAAGATTCCTGAACCTTCTATTCGTTCACGACAAT